GGTCGGGCGCGTGGTGCGCAAGGCTGAGATTCAGAAGAACGCTGAGTTCACCAGCAAGCCAAGCGCAACCGGATCGGTCAAAACGCGCAGCTACCCAAGCGCGGTTGGCATTAACAGCTACCTGCCAGATGTAGAAGCCACAACCACAACGGCTGTCGCTGTGCAGTACGTGGACCTCTACAGCAACCCGTCAGGATTTACACAAGGCCGTAGCGGTTCTTTTACGTCTGAATTATTTGGATCGGCCGACAACTCGCCTGTAGGAGAGGGCGGATTTACCACGCGTCAAGTGCGCGAGCAGCTGCCAAACAACCAATGGATCGAGCTGGAGTACAGAGCAATCAAGAGCCGGCTGCCGAGCGGGCATTTTAGCGGTCAGACGTTCTACTGGTTCATCGTCGAATACAACGTAAAGGGCAGCTCAGGCGGCTTCAACACGTTCCAGGAGTTCATCGTCTCGCGCAACATCAGCGCCAGCAACCCGTTCAGATCTGTGCCCGGCGAGGGCACCATCCTGAGCAGCGGCGTGAAGCTGAGCGTCACCGGCGTGCAAAGCACCGCGCAGCCACAAGGCCGGTCACAGGGTGCGTTCGAGGAGATCTTCGGCCCGGCGCGCAACTACGACATCGGGCAGATCCGCACCGCGACGGTCAACTACACATCAGGCGATCGCAAAATCCGGCTCACGCTGTCGAGCACGGTCTACAGCGATCCGAATCACTGGACCGGGGTGACCAAGCTCTGGACCACGCCGACGATCACGCCAAGCCGCGACAGCAACACGTCAACCAACTGGAATGCAGGCGACCTGTTCAACCGTAACTATGCGGTCAGCGCATCCAACCCATTTGCGCAGCAGTACGTCAGCACCGGCGTCGGCATTCAGTTCATCGTGCAGGCAATCAGTAACCTTGAGCTGGCGCCGTCGGTGTTCACGGCCGCGCGTGAGTTTGAAACGCAAAGCCAGTACGCCGACGTGAGCTTCTACGGCAACCTGGTCGAGAAGTCGAACGCGAGCCAGCCCGAGCATCGTATCGCCTACGTCAATGAGATCGTCTCCAACGAGACCGCGCCAAGCTATGACCGCATGACGATCTGCGGCTTGGTCCTCAAGGCCAGCCGCAACTTCAGCAACGTCGATCAGATCCGGCTGTGGCTGGCGAACGGCGTCCCGGTCACCCGCTTTCACCCTGACGACGCAGCAGCACCAATTGGCCCGTCAAACCTATTCAGCGACCTTGTGTTTTATCTGCTGACCAACGCAACAGCAGGCCTTGGTCGGGTGCTCAACATGACCGCCGACAACGCGCCATTGATTAACACGGCCGACTTTGTTACAACCGCCAAGTTCCTCAAAGCGAACCGGCTGTTCTTTGACGGCGTGCTGGGTGATGCGGTCAACGTGCGGCAGTACATCGGTGAGACCGCGCCATTCTTCCTGTGCAACTTTGTGATCCGCGACGGCAAGTTCAGCATCGTGCCCGCGCTGCCGACCACCGCCGCTGGCGAGATCAGCACCGGTCCGGTCACGATCAGCCAGCTGTTCACCGCCGGCAACATCCTTGAGGACAGCTTTGAGTTGGAGTATCTCGCGGCCGAGGAGCGCAAGCCATTTCAGGCGGTGGTGCGCTACCGCGACGAAACCGAGAACCAGCTGCCGCAAGAGCGCAACATTGTCGTGCGATGGGCCGACGCTGATGAGTTCACCGCCAGCGAGTCCTTTGATATGACTGCTTACTGCACCAGTGAGCAGCACGCGCGCATTGTGGGTAAGTTCTTCCTGTCGATCCGCCAGCGCGTCAATCACACCATTCGGTTCCGCACGACGCCCTACGGGCTCAATCTGGCGCCGGGTGAGTTCATCAAGGTGGTCACCGAGGCCAGCCCCTACAGCGCCGCCAAGAACGGCACGATCAGCAGCTCTGGCGTGGTCACCAGCGCCACCACGCTGACCGATGGCCAGTACCGGATCCTCTACTACAAGAGCGGTTCAGAAGACGTGAGCGAGGCGACCTTGTCGATAAGCGGCGGCCGCACGCAGGACCAGTCGCTATGGGGCACGATCTTCACGCTGCTCGAGGCGACAACATCGCAAAACGTCTACATGGTCGAGCAGCTCACGCTTTCTGATGACAACACCGTGCAAATCACGGCTTCTGAGTTCCCCTGCGACGACAACCTGTCTAGCCTGATGGCGCAAGATGTACTCAACAACAGCCGTTTCGCATTCGAGACCTGATGGCCTACCCCACACTGCAACCAACAGGCCGCGAGTTTGACCCCGGCTCCTATCCGGTTAAGACTTTTCGTTCGCAGTCCGGCGCTGAGTCGCGCATCCTGTACGGCAGCAAACGGGTCGATCAGTCGCTGGCGCTGACTTACGAGAACATCAATGACAGCCAAGCTGAGCAGTTCGTTACGCACTTTGATGAGGTTCGCGGCAGTTACGACACGTTTACGCTGCCAGCCGCTGTGCGGGCCGGCTGGGCGGCCAGCAGCAGCACGATCGACGCGGTGACCGGCGCAGCGTGGCGTTACGACGCGCCGCCCCAGATCAGCAGCGTCAAGCCGGGCATCAGCACCGTGCAGGTGAAGCTGGTCGGGGTTCTCTAGACTGCTGACAGGAGGCTGACCAATGGCAAAGGCTTACACCGGGCGCGATGGTCAGCTGCTGCTGAGCGGCACTGCGCTGGTCAAGGTGACTAGCTGGGCGCTGCAGGCAGATGTGGAGCTGCTCGAAACCACCAGTCTGGGCGACAACGTGCGCAGTTTTACGCCTGGCGTGCAGTCATTTTCGGGCAGCGCGAGCCTGATCTACTACAAGGCCGACGACAACAGCATCGACGCGAGCAGCCTGCTGCGCAAACTGGTGAAGACTGGCACCGATGGCGTGAGCAGCGCCGACACCGTGAGCATGACGCTGCGGCTTGCAGATGGCAGCGACCTGAACGACATCGGTCTGACGGCCTACATCACAAGCGCCACCATCGGCGCATCAGTCGGTGAGATCGTGTCGGCTCAGATCAGCTTCCAAGGCACCGGCGCGTTGAGTGCAGCGAGCGTCTAATGGCTGTTTATCTTGGCACATTTGGCAGAATCACGTTGCAGCGCAAGTCCGACGAAGGCGCGCTGGAATCAGTAATTAACCCGTCAGATGTAAACACAACGCGCAAGCGATTTTCGTTTGACTTTGACCAGGGCTATCTGATTACCGGCGATCAAGTGGAGATCACCAGCACCAACGGGGCAACGCTGGAATGGGTCAGCACTGCTGGCTGGGCGAATGCTACCAAGCAGTCCAGCGGCAAGTGGTTCGCGAACGTCGATGAGCTGGGCGGCGTGCGGCTGTACTCCACATTCGCCGACGCGATGGATGGCGGCAGCGCCAACGCCATCGCGCTGGACAGCCTCGCGACCGACATCCCGATCAGGGTGGTCATCGCGAACGCGCAACAGCGCATCCTGGGCGCGATCACCAGCTACGAGCTGAGCACGCAGCGTGAGGCCGTGGACATCACCGCGTTGTCGGATCAGTTCAGGTCGCAGTGGTCTTCGCTGATGTCCGGCTCAGGCCGCATCAGTTGCCAATGGGACTACAAAGATTGCTGTGGTGGTGGCAGCTACGAAACGGCGCACTACCTGCTGCAGCTGGCATTGCGCACCGAAGTAGGCAGCGAGTTCAGCGCACAGCTGTTCTTAAAGATCCCTAACTACAACCCAAGCGGTGGGGCTGGACAGGCCGATGATGTGATCTGGTATCAGATCTCAGGGGTGATCACCGGTTCAGCAGTTCAGTTCACGCCGGGCACGATCGTTGAAATGACAGCCGATTTCATTACCACAGGACCCATTCGTCTAAAAGCCAAAACCGTTGGCGACTACAAGATTTTGCAGGAAGGCGGCGACGAAATCCTCCTTGATCAGGACGCTACTGCTAGCCTGCTTCAAGAAGGCGACATCTAACTCTGAGGGCGCATGGCAGACCTGAAGATCAGTGAACTAGCTGCCCTGGCTGGCAACGACCTCGCAGCCAGCGACCTCTTCGCAGCTGTTGATGTCTCAGCAAGCGAAACCAAAAAGATCACTGTTCAGGACGCGATCGGCTACGGCGTCACTCTGATCGCTGACGCAACCATTCCCGGCGCGAAGATTCTGTTTAACGCTGGCCAGATCGCCGGCACCGCGCTAACCGATGGCGGCATCAGCACCGCCAAGCTGGCCGATGATGCTGTCACGGCCGCCAAGCTGGCCAACGAGAGCACCGTCGATCTTGTCACCACGCTGCCGGCTTCAGGCGCCTTCACGGGGCAGCTGGCGCTCGATACGGATGATCTCAAGGTCTACTGCTGGGATGGCTCGGCGTGGCAGTCGATCAAAGCCGCTGGCTCAATCAATACAGTCGTCGGCAGCAGCGCTGATCTGGTCAATGTCACCGTGAGCACGTCTGGCGACACGGTGACCATCACCACGTCGCTCGACAACACCAGCGCCGCAGCGCAATTCTTGGCCGGCCCGACCGCTAATGCTGGCGCGGTTGCCTACCGCACGATCGCAGGCGATGACCTGCCGACTGCTACGACCAGCGCCAAGGGCGGCGTGGCGGTTAATGGCGAGGGCCTCCGCATGGATGGCACCCGCATCGAGATCGACAACGATCTGACGGCCAGCCCTTCGACTAACCACGTCGTCACCTATAGCGCCAAGGGTCTAATTACTGGCGGCCGGGCGATTATTAGTAGTGATATGCCAGCCGCCACCAGCGGCGCGCGCGGTGCGGTGCTCCCCGGCAGCGGCCTAAGCGTAGATGGTTCCGGCACAATAAATCACGCCAACAGCGCTGCGGCGGGGACATATACCAAAATCACGATTGACGCGCAGGGGCATGTCACAACTGGCGCTGCTTTGGCCGACACCGACCTGCCGAATCACAGCGCAGCACTGCTGACCACCGGCACGCTGTCGGCTGACCGTATTGCCGCCAACGCAATCACAGCAGCAAAGCTGGCAGATTACTCCACAACCACAATCAGTAATTCAGCGCCTGCAGCAGAGCACATCGGTCAATTCTTCTTCAATCCGCTCGAGCGCGAGTTATTCCTTTGGGACGGCAACGTTTACCAGCCAGTCGGCATCAGCGCTGGTGAAATTGTTTTTGCTGGCACCTACGACGCCAGCGTTAACCAAGTCGATTCGGTAACTAGCGACGGTGCTGCGATTGGCCTTGTATCAGGCTCGGCACTGCCTGCCGCTGGCGCCAGCAACCGCTCCTACTACGTCGTCGTCAGCCAGACAGGCACAGGCACAGCACCAGCGCCAACTGTCACGCTGGAACCGCCCGACATCCTGCTGAGCAACGGCACAAGCTGGGTGCTGCTGGAGGTGTCAGAAACTGTCACGGCACAGCTCGCCAGCAACGTGCAGTTCTCGCCCACTGGCGACATCACCGCAACCAACGTCCAGTCGGC